TCATGCAAACAGCTCACTCATTGTCGTGCTAACGATTTGAGACTCTTTTTGTTCCATTTCATCAAGAATATGCTGATAAATACCTAATGTCGTTTCAATTTTTTTATGGCCCAAACGTCTGGAAACGTATTTTAGATTAACACCTTGATAGATAAGTATTGATGCATGTGTATGTCGAAGTCCATGAAAGTTTATCGGTTGATCTATTCCAATTTTCTTTTGATGTTTCTTCAACGTTTTGTTTACTGCAGAGTTTGATATCAACTCCATATCGTCATTTAGGAAAACTAGATTTTTCTCATTCTTTAGTATCCTACCAAAATAATATTCACGTTGATGTTTCTTTAATTGTTTTAAAAGGTCAAGAGTGAAGTCGTCAACAGTAATAAGGCGCATTGATTGGTAATTCTTTGTATTTGAAAAGTCTTGTTTGTATACATAGTCCCATGTTTTCTCAACTCTAACAGTTTTATCTTCAAAATCTATACAGTTCCAAGTCAATCCAAGTATCTCCGCATATCGCATTCCTGTAGCAATACCTAAAAGAATCATATATCTAGATACGTAGGTTGGCTTGATGCCATCAATCAAAGAATTTGTGAGTTTTTTGGTTTCATTGTAGCTTAGGAATTTATCTCTATCTGATTTATCTGAAATACCACCACGAGATGAAACCTTATAAGTAGGGTCTTTAAAAATAATTCCTTCTTGCAGTGCATCCTGGATGGCTGCTTTCATATAGATGTGAATTTTAGAGACAGTGGAGGATCGTCTTGTTTTAGCAAATTCATTCAACTTCTGCTGATAAATTTTCCTATTCAAATCTTTAAGTTTTATTCCTTTGAAATTTGCTTCCGCAAATTTTATAGACTTTTCTATATCAGCATCATTTGCTTTTGAAAATTTGCCTTTTCTATAAACTTCATACCATTCTCGAAAATAGACAGGAAATTCTTGATCAGCATCAGAAATTTTAAACCCTTCAGTTAGTTTTTTTTCAATAGCAGCTGCAGCTAAATGAGCTTCTTTTTTTGTAGCGAATTTCCCTTTAGTTTTTGTTTTGTATTTACCATCAGTATCCTTATAAGAAACACGATACTGCCAACCATTATCTTTCTTTTGAATACTAGCCATATTGATTCAACTCCTTAGTTTTGCTACAATAGGCATGACTAAATAAGCCTTACGTTTATTTGGGTCCAGCACGTCCTCGACCGCCAAGAAGAGGGACGTGTTTTTTATTAATTTAAATTATTAACAGCGTAATCAGCCTCTTCTTGTGTGAACTGACCTCCGTATTCAGAAACTAATTGATCTCTAATTCCTTCAGGGGACATTGACATGCTTTCTTGATAACTCTTTGCTTGTTCCAATGCATTAGCATTCCAATCAGCTTTAATGTTATCAATAGCGTATTGCGCTTCTTCAGCTGTAAATTGACCGCCATTTTCAGAAATTAGTTGGTCATAAATTCCTTGTTTAGACAGATGCATCGAATCTGAATAAGATTCAGCTTGTGCCAGTGCGTTAGCATTCCAGTCTGCTTGGATATTATCAATTGCATATTGTGCAGCATCAGGTTGAAATTGACCACCATACTCGGACACTAGCTGATCATAAATTCCCTGTTTGGACATGTGCATTGTATCTGAATATGATTTCGCTTGATTCAGTGCAGATTTAAATTCGCTAGAAACATTATCTTCTGGCTTAGACTCTTTTTCAACAACAGTAGACGAACTTTCTTCTTTAATTGATGAACTCGTTGATTTATCTGCGACAGAAGAGCTGTTTGAAGATTTTTCGGTAGCAGAATCATTATTAGCACCAGATAAACCGTTACCCACTATTGCTATAAAGATAATAGCTAATACCCAAAACCAAACCCTTTTGTAAAATGGTTTCTTAACCTTGTACATTTTACCATCTTCGCCTCTAACTCTTTTTGCCATTTCTCTTTCCTCATTTCTTTGATATAATATATTTGTACAGTCTCAGAAATGAGCAGATCTTTTGGAAGCGGGAACTTCCAGAAGATTTTTTGTTTATCCAAAAATTTTAATAGATTCCACGAATATAAACTCATTGTCGAATGTAAATTTATAGTTGCGATGATAATGGTATTTACCGTATTTGTTGAAGTAGTGAATGAGGGTATCTTCAAAAAATTCGGGAGTTACGTTCAAGTGTTCGCTGCATTCATAAATGTTGTTACATCCATTCAAAGCACAGTCTAAAAGATCATCAAGAGTAATAAGAATTTCAATTCCATATCTTCTTGCTTTCCATTCTTCTTTCCAAGCCACAGGGTCAGCATAATTAAGAATATTACCGACTGTTCTTTTGTGATGACCAAATTCCTCAGCTAAAACGACCTTCTTTTTCCTGTTTGATTTAGTTTTATCTAAGTAAATACGGTTATTTCTGTAAAGACCAGTATATCCAGTATCTGCTTCTAGTGGTAATTCGATAACTGGAATATCTCTCGTAACTTTTTCTAAAAGATTTTCAAAATCATCCATCTGCAACCCTACTTGTCATCAAATTTTTTATCTGCTTCATCTAAATATAGATTTAGATCTTCAAATTCTTTTTTAGATAACTTCCTATTATGATCGTCAGAGTGAGCTGCAATTGTGAAAGCTTCTTTTTTCTGTTCTTTTAATTGATCTTCAGCAAATTTATAAACCCGCTCTTTTCGTGCTAAATCAAGTTTATTATAAATAGATTCTATTGTTGAAGGCTGCTGGCTTTCTTCAAAACCTAAAATGAATTCAGAAGATACTCCTAATGCTCTAGCAAAATCCTCAACTCTATTTAAAGGAAATTCTCTTGTTTTGTTGAAGTATCTAGAAATAGCAGATTTTGCCATTCCGACTCTTCTCGCTAGTTCGCTTATTGATATTTGTTTATCTATTCGTATCGAATTTAACAAATCGATAATTTCATCATTACTCCTCAAATTATCACTCCGTTCTTAATAGATTAATTATACCACCGTTCCCAAATGGATACAATATGAATATTATATTTTTATTTGTTGACAATCGGGAACGATTGGTTTATATTTGTGTTGTACTCGAACGGGAACGGAGGTGAGTTGATTATGACTATTGATTTGCAACGATTGAAGGCAGAAAGAGTGGCAAAAGGATTAACTCAAGATCAAATGGCGGAATTGATGGGATGGAAAACTAGAACACCATATGCTAAGAGAGAAAATGGAATTGTCGCTATTGGAGCAAATGAACTGGTAAAAATGGCAGATATTTTAGGATATAGTCCTGATAGTTTGATTATTTTTTTTAAGAAAAACGTTCTCTAACGGGAACGTTTTTGTGAAAGAGGTGGAATATTCATGTCTCAAACCATTGAAATCAATACCCCTATTCAAATTTTAATACCTTCACATTTAAAAGTTGTGGAGATTGAAGAATATGAATCATTAAAGAAAAAAGATTTGATGGGTCAAACATGGACAATGGATGATCTTAAGGAACGACTGCAAACTACTGACGAAGATTGGATAAAAGAAAAAATCCTTTATCCAAACAGAGAGATACTAGATGTCAGGAACGGCGGTTTTGTTCGTTACTCAAAAGGCAAAGGGAACCCTTGGAAATTCAATGCTTTAGAAATGGCAAAGTATTTGCAAGAAAACTGGGCAAATATCATGTCAGATTGAAAGGAAGTGAGAAGAATGAAAACAGGAATTTTCAGGACAAAATATTCTACAAAAGAAGGTAAATTCACATGTAGATGGATGATGTTATTTGGAAAATGTTACTTCGTAAAACATAAAAAGGCAGCTTAGGTGCAAGCCGCCAAGGAAAAGTTATTTCGTATAGGTTGAGCCATCACAGCGCGGGCACGGTGGAAGCGTGTCCGTGTGATCATCAAGAGTTACTTTTTGACCACAAGATTTACAAGTATACGTTCCTTTTCCGGGTTTTTCTCCGGTAGTATAAGTCATATTTTTCACCTCCTCTAAGGAGATTATACACTAAAAGGATTTAAAAATGACTAATCGCTAAAAATTTAACTTAAACGGGGAAGTGGTGATTTTGTGAATAAGAAATGGTTAGCTACGCTCCATGAAAATCCATTGTATAAAGCACGTCAATTACAAGGGATTGCTTATGCCAGCTTATTGTTAAACGGTATTTTGTTAGCTATTTGTTTCCTATTAATGATTGGAGGATAACTAGATGTTTAAAGAAAGAGAAATTATTTTCACTACTAATCGAATGTATGTTAAGCCATACACTCAAAAAATTAAGTCGATTATCTGGAATAAGTTTGAATCGACATGTGAAGTAGAGGATCGTTCATTTGATAGCGATGAGACACCAACGATTGCTTTATATTTCATTGTTTCAGATGATCAGTTTCAAAAGTTACAAATTGCCATCCCTAAGTTGCTACCGGATTTAGTAAGTAAAGGAGGAATTCAATATGAATAACGACAAGTTAGCCCTAACGTTAGCCGATAAGTTGATGGCAAAAGTCAACAGTTTGCTAGATGCAGAAGTTCGAACAATTACTGCCGATTTACAGGATACTCAAAAGGACATTGAAGCAAAACGCACGATCTCAATAAAGGTTGGAATCAAAGTCACTAGTGATCATCGAGGAATTACCATCGATGCAGAATCAAATCATGGATTACCGAAACGAGAATTGGAACCAGTTGTTTATCCAATTGATGTCAATAATTCTGGACAGATAAATTTGTTCGAAGATGAGTGAAAGCTGCAGGTGATGTAAATGTTGTCGAAGGCGATCGAATATTTGGAAAAGATGCCTGCAATTGTGATGCAGGTGCGTATGAGAAAACGTGGCGAGAATTATGTATACAGTATTGAAGCGAAAACTGAACGAGGTAGAGTAGAAACATTTCAGTTGCGTGGAAGGACTCTGTATCATCATATTTTTCATCTGGGAAAACCAACCGAAGAAAAGGTTCTTTTCCAGTTTTCAGAACAATAAAAAAAGCCGCCAAATTTGGCGACTTCTGAGAATGGTATAACTTATTCCCTGACAAGATAAGTATACCATCCTCAGACTATTTTTGCAAAAAACGCTGCTATTTCGGCGTTTTATCGTCCTTGTATTAGATACTAACTTAACGGACGTAGAAAATTCTGGGGTGTTTGTCATGAAGAAATCATTTGTTAGAGAACGCAGAGTGGAAGCAGGACCATATAAAGAAATCCGACTTTACAGTAGGACGATCGAGCAGGAACGAAAATGCAGAGAACCCAGAGGTAGGAGAAAAAAAGTTACTGGCTTATCTCAAGCAAGATGGAATCAAGCCCAAAGTAAAAGAAAGGCCGCATTGTTCCTATATGCAAACTTTGGAGAGAAAGATTACTATGCCACGTTCACTTATTCCGATCAGTTTCTACCTGAAAAGCCTGCTGATGCCAAGCGTGATCAAGAAAACACTTTGAAAAAACTAAAAAGACTCTATGAGAAAGAAGGGGTCGAACTCAAGTACATGTGGTTTACCTCTTATCAATACGATGAGGAAGTAGGCTATATCACTCGAATCCATCACCATATCGTTTTAAACAATGGACCATCAAGGGATGCAATCGAGAGTGTTTGGTCTAAAGGACGAGGAAAGAAGAAACAGCCTCTTGGTCGAAGACAAGTGCAAAACATTCAATACGATTCAGATGGGATGCAAGGCTTGGTCAATTATTTAACAGGTCAAGAGAAATGGGAAAATCGCCAGTGGAAGAAAGGTCAAAAGCGATGGTCCAAGAGTCGAAACCTCAAAGAGCCACATGAAACAACCAACGATGATTATTGGTCATTTAGAAAACTAAATAAATTAGGTATGTCCAACGATGATGGAGCAGAGGAAATTCTTAAGAGGTTTCCTCAATACCGGATTTTAGGAGATATATTGAAAATCTACGATGAGGATCGTGGATGGTATTTCAAAATCGAACTGTTCAGAAATGATGATGGATAGAGAAAGAGGTAGAAATGGAAAGTAAACAAACGTATCTGGTCGCCTGCTTTGATAAATCAGATTGTATCGACATGATGCAGGAAGTATTTTTGATGTTAAACATTGATGATCAAAACAAAGGGAAATTTTCTCCATGTATTAAAACATTGGAAATCAAATCAGAAGAAAAGGAAATCCGGTTTCTTCAAAATCAGCAAATTTGCGATGCTGCATCAAACAAGTTAAATGATCATTCAGCATACACAGGAATAGTTAAGAGTGATCGATATTCACAATTCGTTTGTTTTGAAGATAAAGCACATTATGAGCGCATTTATCGAAGAACACTAGATACATTTGGGCAAAACGACAAAGAAGGATTTATTACTGAACTAATGCAGAAAGTAGGTAGAAATGATGTCTTCAAGAAATTACCAAAATAGAGTCAACAATGATTTAGGCGATATCTTTGAAAAAATGATTGATCAAGGATGTTGGTACTACAGAACAAAAGAAATTGCTTTAATTGAAAAAACGCCTGAACCGTTTCGTGTGAAGCAGATACTCGGCGATGGCAGAATGATCGTTTATCCAATCGGGAAAGCTCAACCAGATTACAAAGGAACTCTATGGGATGGACGTGCCATTGTTTTTGAAGCAAAGATGACCACAACGGATCGATTAAAAAAATCAGTGATCACACAAAATCAAGAGGCGTTATTGGATCTTCATCAAAAATTAGGAGCGATGGCAGGTGTTTGTTGCATGATCAAAAAGACCGTTGGGTTTATCCCATGGAGTGATTGGCAGAACATGAAAGCAAAATATGGCCGTCAGTACATTCTTGAAGAAGAGTTGGAAGAATATCAGGTTGCTACGCCAGGCTACATCGATTTTCTGAAAAAAACGAATTGGTGATCCTATGGATGAGAGAATAACAAGTTTCAAGGTAGCACGTGTCGAATTCACCATGTTTTGCAAGATACGAGGATGGACGGTGGAATATTTTTCTAACAATCCCAAGAATTACCGTCAATACTATGCAAGATGTTACGTTCCGGAGAAGGCAGATACCTATCATTTTATTATTACACTTGCAGGGAAGTACTATCGCCTTCTTGGAAATAAGCAGTGGGAGCCTTATGAATATGTGTTTAAGCCAGCAACTGCAGGAGGTGATCAACATGAAACAGAACCAACAGGCGATGAAGCAGAAAGAACATGAAAAAAAGAAGCGTCACAGAGAACGTGCTTTAAAACTACAACGATTACTTTATCTATCTAATCTTGATGATCGAGAGATTGATCCAATAAGCGAGAAAGAGCTGGAAGCACTGCGTGTTGAACTCTGGAGAGGGGAGCAATCCCATTTGCGAATTGTAGAGGTTTTTTACAAAGGCGAAGTGATTTTCACAGGTACTCGGAAAGACGTATGTCGGAAGTGCAAAAAAGCAAATCGAACGATGAGCGAATTATTACGTTATGGTCATGAAGATAAACAAGGAAGGACTTACCGCTATAAGGATTGGAGTGGAAGCATTGACGATGGGGTTGATTACGATTAATCAAAATAATTGGAGGGAAATTCATGAATGAGTTAGTTGAATTAGTAGAACAATGGTCAAAAGAAAAAGGATTGGATAAAGCAGATTCTAGCAAACAAATGTTGAAAGTTGTCGAAGAAACTGGTGAAGTTGCAGCTGGATTAGCAAGAAACGATCGAGATGCACTAAGAGATGGTATTGGCGATGTAGTAGTAACCTTGATCATCTTGGCAATGCAAAATGATATGGACTTGTACGAATGTTTGAATTTTGCTTATGACGAAATCAAAGGACGGACTGGAAAGATGGTCAATGGTGTTTTCGTTAAATCCAGTGACCTGAAATAATTCCTGAATCGGAAGAGATAACGGAATAGGAGGTCTATTATGGTTGATTGGAAAACATTTGAAGTAGTAGGACAGCATAGAAATATTAAGAACAAACGTGTACGAGCGGTGTATGTCACAAGTGAAAATGCAGACGAGGTAGCAGAAGAAACTAAGTGTTTTGCTAAATTTAATGAAAATTGTGTTTGTACAGGTTTTATGGCATTACAAACCATTCCTTCGTGGTTGATTAATATAAACCCGGGCGGGCGCGAAAAGAAATATATATTTGAGCCTGATACTGTTGTTAGTGGACTTTTAAGAGAAATTGAACCATGTCAAATTACTAAAAGTAAAACCAATTAAGTTCCACTATCCACCAAAATAGAAAACTAAGAAAAGAGGAAATTAAAATGGGAGATCAGCAATTTATTAGTTTAGCAAAGAGAGAGATTGTCAAGGCATTCAACGAACGAAAAGGTTCATTGCATCCGGCACTTAAAGAAAGTGAGTTATACGTTGTTTGGCTTGTAAAAGCACTACAAAACAACAAGGCACTTTTATCAACAAGCCGACCAGGTGACGGCTTATACTTTGAAGTCACAAACAACGGCGATAAGGGAGAGTTGTACATTGATGTGTACAAAAAACAAGAAAATATTTGCATCAAGTATTAGTCGGCTATCCGACGAAATAGCAGAAAGCGAGGAATGAATGTGAGTTTAGTCTATAACAACAAAAAATTAATTGGTAAGTGTAGCAAGTTCGCAATTGAAAAAGTTCAGGGCACTAGCCCATTTGTAATGCTAGAAAATTTTGAGCCAAAGCAACCGCAACTCAACGAGAATCAGCAGATTGTGTTGGAGTGGTTGAAGGAGTATATGCTAGACGATTCTGACTTTTACAATACCGTTTATGCTTCAAAACAGTTGTATTCTTACGGGGTACCTTACGGAGAAGAAAGTGAAGCTTTTACGAAATTGAACAACAGGGAACTAGCCCAAGTCCTAGAATTATTTTCTAAATGGGCGCAGGAACAGGAGGAAGAGTGATGCTCTTAAAATTAGCTTGTTGGATAGCGAAAAAGCATGGATTCATATTGATAAAAAGCAAAGTACCCAACTATTTGGGTAATGAAATACTTTTGGTGGAATGGGTTAAAGCTGAAATAATACATTCTTATTATGATAGTCCGAAGATAAGAATGGAAGGTGAGTTGCCTACCGTTGATTTAAGAAAATAATCAATTCCGCAATCGTCAGCGATAACGGAATTCAGACATCAAAAAAACCATCGCTTACGATGGTCTACTAAAACTTAAAAGAGTTGTATTTGTCTAGTTGGGTTGATAAATTCTATTGTTTCAACCTTTGCCCTTTTTGAAGAAGGCATAACTGGATGCCGCCCTTTCTTAAAGACATAGAAAGTTACGGGTGAATAAATTGATTCTCTCGTTTCTCTCAGTCCTAAGTTCAGATATTTGTTTTTATGTGGATGGGCAAACACGATATCTAACTTCATTGAAGATCCATGACGATCTTGCTCAGAGACATATATCACCGAGACATTATAGTCTTCTAAAAAAATATTTAGTATATACGGAAACAATGTGATACGATCTTTAATTTTCACGAAATTTTGATGACGCTGCAGTTTTTCGTAAGTTATGTCCTTGTTGCAGAGCATTTCGCATAATGTTTGGGGCGGATCGGTGTAGATGTATTGAAGACCCAATAAGTGAGGTAATTGCTTTATATCGAACTTAATATAAAACCTATCTAAAGGTTCAAACTTTGTTGTTAGGATAGCCATCTTTCCATCAAAGTTAGAAAGATACTGATTATAAGTGAGAGAGAAATCTGTATTCATTCTAACCTCCAAAAATGTACAAAAAAAATAAGAGTGCAAAGCATGGATACCGTCCCATGCAGACAAACGCTAGGCTAACCCGCCCGCGGGGGAACGTGGGTGCACTCAATTCCCACTTCGATCACGAATGATCCAGATTCAGGCTTGGCGAGGAGTAAGATCTATATCCTCACCAATAATATAACAGCAATCCCCATTTTTGGCAAGAACTTGATTTAAAGATGACAAAGGATTAGAAGCCGTTAGAATATCATAGAGGATCATAGTGGTTCAAAAATAGGCGAAAGTAGCTTATATAAGAGTGTCAGGGAATGTTTGGAAAATATATTAAATAACGAGAGGTGTTTGAATGAGAAGAAGGATTATTGGTATTGCCGTACTTTTATTGGGGACTATAGTTATTATCATGTCCTATACAATAATTGACCAGCAGAAGCAGATTGAGCAGTTAGAGAATCAATTGCAAGAAGTGCAAAGGAAGTATGAAATTATCAAAAATGATCCGCTGGCTAGGGATGCAGCGGAAGCCGGAGGGTGACAGATGGAATTAAAAAGATCAAGCATTGAAAAAATGAGTGACGGAATAGGCCTCTTCTTTCAGGGAATAGGCGAGGTGTTCGCAGAGGTTGTATCTGTTGTGTCTAAAGTGTTCAAGCAAATTGACTGTAAAATGCTAGCGAAAGTTTCAAATGACCCAGAAATAAAGAAGTATTACGCAATATACCGTAGAACAAAAAACTCCAGAATCAAGAAGAAACAGTTAAAGAAAATTAAAGCCGCACTATATGGAGATAAGTTATGACATTTGCAGTGTTAGGATTCACAGGATTCGTAACCATAATTGTCGTTGCAGTAATTGTTGGAAAAAAGATGGACGAGAGGTAAGTTAAATAAAAAAAGCCACTTCCTTTTTGGAAAGTGACCAACGCAAGATTATTTTACCATAAAAGGAGTGGCGTTTGTGAGATTTCAGTGGCTTAAAAATTATCAAGATTTGGAAGAGCAGATTCTCTTCATGAAATGGAATCTTAACAAAAGTAAGTTGGAATTGGAACGATGGGTCAGTGGTGATTTAGCAAACGTCCGTATCGAAAAAAACTCAAGGTCAGCTTCTTTAGAAGAGAATATTCAAATAATTGAAGAAGAGATTGAATTACTAGAAGATCAACTAAATGAAATGGTTCTACTGATAAAGTCATTTAAGGGATTAGACAATCAAATAATGTATTTGAAATATGTTGAAGGGATGACTTTAGAAAAAATTGCCGAAGATCTTAACTACAGTACATCGTATATTCAAAAGAAACATACTGAATTAAGAAAAGCAATTGATTTTGTCGATGAGTATATTTTAAACAAAAATAAGTTGAAGATGAAGATATCATTGCAAGATCATCGAGAAAAGTTGCACAAAAGTTGCACTACTAATTCTAGTTTTAAACTTGATTAATATGGAATATATTAATAGCGTAGAAGAAACGAGAGATGGTCTATGGCTACTCACATAATCATAAACCGAATGGAGGAAAGCTCCTTATCGCAAAACTTCTTTGAATAAATAGAAAGACAGCACATTATTTTGAAACGAGGTGAATCACTTCAAATCAAAATTCGCTAGTGCTGTCTTTTTATATTTAATTAAATTAAAGGAGGCAATCACATGAAAGAGTTTAGCAAAGTGAATGTGCTAGGAAAGCAGTACACAATTTACAAAAATACAACAGAACTTGATAAACCTTTCATAAGTGGAGCCGATGGGCTAACTGACTTCACTACTAAAGAAATATTTATTGCTACCCTTGATGATGGTGATCCTAATAACATGCAGGCTATGGAGCATTATGAAAAGAGAACCATAAGACATGAGCTTATTCATGCAATCTTATTTGAATCGGGTTTGGATCACAACAGTCAATGGGGAAGAGATGAAGAGATAGTAGATTGGATTGCAATTCAATTCCCAAAGTTGTTAGCTGTATTTCAATCTATAAACATTGAAACATTTTAGTACTCCATCACCTAAAGAAAGGACCCCGATACAATGGCGTTAAGAGCAGACAGACAAGGACCCCACAGGGTAGCCTTTGAGAAGAACAAAAGGGTACTGCTTAAAACTCACAACAGTTGCGGCATTTGCGGTAAGCCTATTGATAAAACACTAAAGGCACCACATCCTTTGAGTCCAGTAGTGGATCACATTGTGCCAATCAATAAAGGTGGTCATCCATCAAGCATCGAAAACTTACAGCTGGCTCACTGGACCTGCAACAGACAGAAGTCTGACAAACTTTACTCGGTCAAAGATGAAGCGCCTAAAGTTGTAGGTAACAGAAACCTTCCACAAAGCACTGATTGGGCTTCTTATGGCGGTTAAAAAATTTAGATACAATCATACCAAAAAGAAATTAAAAACTGATACAAGCGCAAAGAGAAGGGGGGATAGGTACCCCTCCGCCTTGGCGGCCGAGCTTCACGCCGTCACTGTACATTTTTTCTCGCGCGACTTTTTGAAAGGAGTGAAATAATGGAAATTTATGGCATTGAGTACCTAAGAAACAAGCTAGCTACACATAAAATTCGTGTTGATTTAAGGTATAGACAATACGATATGAAGAAGAATGAATCAAGCTTCGGAATCACAATTCCACCTGAAATAAGAAAAAGGTATCGATCAGTTTTAGGGTGGTGCGCCAAAGGGGTGGATGCTTTGGCTGATCGTTTAGTTTTTCGTGAATTTGAACATGATGATTTTGAAGTAAACGAAATTTTTGAAGCAAATAACCCGGATGTCTTTTTTGATAGCTTGGTTTTATCATCGTTGATTGCTTCTTGTTCATTCGTTTATATTTCAAAAGGCGAAGGTGATATTCCTCGTCTGCAAATTATTGAAGCAAGCAATGCAACAGGCATAATTGATCCAATTACTGGTTTGCTAACTGAGGGGTATGCAGTTCTCGAAAGAGATAAAGATGGAAAGCCATCTATCGAAGCATATTTTCTGCCTGGCATAACTTATTACTATTATGCTGATGAAAATATACCAGACGAATCTATCGAACATAGTTTCGACTATCCGTTATTAGTGCCTGTGATTCACCGCCCAGATGCAGTTCGGCCATTTGGTCGTTCTCGTATTACACGATCCGGTATGTATTACCAGTCATACGCAAAACGTACACTAGAACGTGCAGATATCACCGCAGAATTTTACTCATTTCCGCAAAAATATGTTTTAGGAACAGATCAAGATTCAGAACCATTGGATACTTGGAAGGCAACCATTTCAGCGATGCTCGAATTTACAGTTGGAGAAGGCGACAATGTTCCAACAGTGGGACAGTTCACAACTTCAAGTATGACACCTTTCACAGAACAATTAAAAACTGCAGCTGCTGGATTTGCAGGTGAGACAGGACTTACATTGGATGATTTAGGATTTGTTTCTGATAATCCATCATCGGTTGAAGCGATTCGGGCTAGTCATGAAAACTTAAGGCTAGCTGGACGTAAAGCACAACGATCGTTAGGATCTGGAATATTGAACGTAGCATTTATTGCTGCTTGTTTACGTGATGACTACCCGTATTTTAGATATCAGTTTGCAAAAACAATTCCTAAATGGGAACCATTATTTGAAGCTGATGCCAACTCGTTAACATTAATTGGAGATGGTGCGATTAAATTGAATCAAGCAATTCCAGGTTATATCAATAGCGAAATAATTAGAGATTTAACTGGAATAAAAGGTGGCGATAGTAATGGATAACGACATTGTTCCCGCATTACTTAATAAAATCAAAAATGAATTTAGTGAGCAGACAATCAACAGCCAGAAGTTGAAGTCTGCTTTTTCTTTGCTCAGAAATCGTAAGGCCACATATAAAAATGTAAATGAGTTTGCTATTGAAATTGGAGAAATATTAGCAAATGTATTAGGCAGCAATATCAGCATTGACATTCTTCCTGACGGGAAAATGTATTTTAATATTGCTGATCGGTTACTTAATGAAACGCTGAAAAATAATTACGATTTGATTTCAAATTTTGCTATTGATGTTCAAGAGCAATTAAACAAAGAAGCGGCAATTAAAATTAAAGGTCAGAAACCTGATTTCAATCAAGATAGGGTAAATGGTCTAGTAAATAAAATATCTGCAGCAGAAGATTTCGATTCTGTTAAGTGGGTATTAGGGGAACCAGTCGTTAATTTTAGTCAAAGTGTTGTTGACGATGTTATTAAAGCAAATGTAGATTTCCACGCGAAATCTGGACTAAGACCAAGAATCAACAGAACCTTAGTTGGCCATGCTTGTGATTGGTGTAAAAGTTTAGCTGGCTCATTTGATTATTATGATTTACCAGATGATATTTACCGAAGGCACGAAAGGTGTAAATGTATTGTTGAATATAATCCGAGCGATGGTCGAAAACAAAATGTATGGTCAAAAGCTTGGACTGATCCACATAAGGATCAGAAAATTCAAGCTAGAAAAAACATAAATTTGAGAAAGGATGCGTGATCCAATATTTCCCAGCGACAGGGTTATCATGCACGATCGAGATTGAAAGGGGATAGTTTATGACTACTAAAGTGAAATTTGGTAATCAACATCCTACTCAATCGGTAATTATTCCATTTGATGAAACTCTATCTCAAGAAGCGATTAGCTACTATGAACGAAGCGGATTATCAGTATATGAATGGCAACGGAGTTTGCTAGCACCAATCATGGCAGTTGATGAAGACGGCTTATGGATTCATCAAAAATATGGGTATTCTATTCCTCGGCGAAACGGGAAAACTGAAATCGTGTATATGCGAGAAATATATGCGCTGGAAAAAGGTCAGAGTGTTTTACATACAGCGCATCGAATTAGTACTTCTCATTCGTCTTTTAAAAAGATGAAAAAGTACATGGAAATGATGGGGTATGTCGAGGGAAGAAAAAACGAAGGCGCAGATTTCAATTCAATTAAAGCCAAAGGGCAAGAAATGATTGAATTGTATGAAACCGGAGGCGTAATTCAATTCAGAACACGGACATCTAGTGGTGGACTTGGTGAGGGATTCGACCTTCTTGTGATTGATGAAGCCCAAGAATACACCAAAGAACAAGAATCAGCCCTAAAATATACTGTTACTGATAGTGACAACCCCCAAACAATTATGTGTGGTACACCACCTACGCCGGTTTCGAGTGGAACTGTTTTTACCGGTTATCGCGATACTACGCTATTCGGTAAATCGAAATATTCTGGATGGGCCGAATGGTCAGTAGAGGATATGAAAGATATCCATGATGTTGACGCTTGGTACAATTCCAATCCTTCATTAGGTTATCATTTGACCGAAAGAAAGATTGAAGCGGAACTTGGTGATGACAAACTCGATCATAACGTACAGCGTTTAGGGTACTGGCCTAAGTACAATCAAAAATCTGCTATTTCTGCTGGTGATTGGTCAAGGTTAAAAGTAGCAGCTCTACCTGTATTGAAGGGTCCGCTGTATGTTGGTATCAAGTATGGGAATGATGGCCAGAATGTTGCAATGAGTATTGCGGTTAAAACTTTATCGGGAAAAATATTCGTTGAAACAATTGATTGTGTGTCTGTAAGGAATGGCAATCAATGGATCATTAATTTCTTAAAAAACGCTAACGTGAATGCAGTGGTCATTGACGGTGCCGGTGGTCAAAATATTCTAACTAAAGAAATGGAAGATTTTAAACTCAAAGCGCCAATCCTTCCAAAAGTATCCGAAATCATTACTGCCAATTCATTATGGGAACAAGGGATATTTCAACAAACAATTTGCCACAAAGATCAGCCATCTCTAAGTTCAGTAGTAACGAATAGCGAGAAGCGTAATATCGGCAGCAATGGTGGATTTGGTTATAAATCGCAATTTGAAGATAGAGATATCTGTTTAATGGACAGTGCACTATTAGCACATTGGGCTTGTAGTATTAAAAAGCCCAAGAAAAAACAACAAAAAAGGTATTAGACGACTATTTAGCGGTAGTCGTTTTTTAATACACAAAATTACCGAACTGCCGGGCAAGCAGGAGAAAGGAAGTTTGTATTATGACATTCAAAGCAATTGAAACACAAGAGGAACTGGACCGTATTATCCAGGAGAGATTGAGTCGTGAAAAAGGGAAGTTCGCTGATTACGATGAGATCAAAACGCGTAATGCTGCATTAGAAGCAGAACTAGATGATTTGAAATCAACAATCGAAGAATCAAGCAATGCCGCTAAGACTCATGAGCAAACAATAGCTGATCTAAATAAACAAATCGCTGAGAAAGAAACAGTGAATTTGCGCACTAGAATTGCGTTGCAAAACGGATTGCCAATTGATTTAGCAGATCGCTTGGTTGGAGATGATGAAGAAAGTATCAAAGCTGATGCAGAACGGTTAGCGAGTTTTGTAAGTAAGAAACAAACGCCGCCACCTTTGAAAAATACTGAAAATAATTTAGGTGAAGGAAAAGATGGCGCTTATAAAAATCTAATTGAAAATCTTAATTTAGAAGGAGAGTAATATTATGTCAACATTATCAAAAGGAAGTTTATTTGATCCAGAATTAGTTACAGACCTTATTAACAAAGTGAAAGGAAAAAGTTCTTTAGTAGCTTTATCTCAACAAAAGCCGATTCCATTTAACGGTCAAAAAGAATTCACTTTCACTATGGATTCCGAAATCGATATCGTTGCTGAAAACGGTAAAAAAACACATGGAGGGGTTTCTATTGCGCCGTTGACTATCGTGCCAATCAAGGTCGAATATGGCGCTCGTATTTCTGATGAATTCTTGTATGCTTCAGATGAAGAAAAAATCGATATTGTAAAAGCATTCAATGAAGGTTACGCTCGCAAACTTGCTCGTGGTTTAGATTTAATGGCATTCCATGGAATCAATCCACGTACTGGTACAGCGTCAGCAATTATCGGAACGAATCACTTTGACGGGAAAGTAACGCAAACAGTTGACTTTAATGAAGCAGATCCAGATGTAAACATTGAAACGGCTGCTTCAATGGTACAAGGTGCGGAAGGTGTAATTTCGGGTATGGCGATGGATCCGCAGTTTTCAGCTACCTTAGCATCTTACAAAGTAAATGGTGTCAAACAATTTCCAGAGTTAGCATGGGGAGCGAATCCGGGAGCTGTTCGTGGAATCCCAACTGATATCAATCGCACAGTATCTAACGGCGGGAATGACTTGGTTATAATTGGTGACTTTGCTTCCATGTTCAAATGGGGATATGCGAAAGAAATCCCATTGGAAGTTATCAAGTATGGTGATCCTGATAATAGCGGACAAGATTTGAAAGGTTACAACCAAGTTTATTTACGTTCAGAAACATACCTGGGTTGGGGAATTATGGATGGCAATAGCTTTGCTCGTGTGATTAAACCAGCAGGAGGCGGACAATAATGCAATATAAAAACACAAAAACAGGGGTTACTTTTAGTAGCCCTTGCGTTGTTTCTGGCGGTGATTGGGTCTTGTTGAAAGATGAGCCAAAAACTGATGAAGAACCAAAAGCACTGAATGAGGTAGAAATTGAAAATACTGACGATGAAGCTGAAACACCAGCTGCTGTTCCAGAACAACAAGCCGATGAAAAAGATGAACAAGTGGCTGGATTAGAAGGTATTACTAAAAAGCAAATCATGCAGGAATTAGATGCATTTGGCATCAAGTATAACCCTAGCTCTAAAAAGCAAGAATTGTACGATTTGATGATGCAAGGGAAGTGATTTCATGGCAGCATTTGCAACTATTGATGATTTGTCAAACCTATGGCGTGCCCTTAAGCCAGAAGAAATCACGCGAGCTACTGAATTGCTTAATATTGTTTCTGATTCTTTGCGAATGGAAGCCGATAAGGTGGGAAAAGATTTAGATAACATGATAAGCATGAAGCCTGATTACTTTTTGAATGTTGTCAAATCGGTAACTGTTGATGTTGTAGCTAGAACACTAATGACATCAACTGATCAGGAGCCAATGACCCAGTATGCAGAAGGAGCATTGGGTTATTCCGTTTCTGGTTCGTACCTTGTGCCAGGTGGCGGATTATTTATTAAAAACAGCGAATTGAGCCGTCTTGGTTTAAGACGGCAACGGATGGGAGTGATTGAACCTTATGGCACTTTTGAAAGGAATAACAATTCAATTGGTGGGTTTGACCAAAACGGGAACTGATCCATTCGGGAATCCAATCTACGAAGAAGCAGATATTGATGTTGAAAATGTCTTAGTCACTCCTACTTCCACTGATGATATTGTCAATCAACTTAATTTAACTGGAAAAAAAGCTGTATATACGTTAGCAATCCCGAAAGGAGATACTAATGATTGGGAAGACAAAGAAGTAAAATTCTTTGGTAAACGATGGCGCACCTTTGGCTTTCCTACAGAGGGTATCGAAGACTTAATCCCACTTGATTGGAATAAGAAAGTGATGGTGGAACGTTATGGCTAAGATGAAATTCAAGTTGAACCGGAGTGGAGTAGCAGCTCTAATGAAGTCCAATCAGATGCAAGGTGTATTAGAAGAGAAAGCAACTGGTGTGAGAAATAGAGCTGGCGAAGGTTACAAACAAGATATCTATGTAGGTAAAACGAGAGCAAATGCGATGGTATATGCGGATACATACCAAGCAAAAAAAGACAATATGAAAAATAATACCCTCTTAAAGGCGGTGCGATAAATGATTGAAATTGTGATCAAGAATTTTCTCGATAGTCATTTATCTGTAACTTCCTTTTTAGAAAAACAAGGGAAAATGCCAGAAAGCTATGTTCTTTTCGAAAAGACTGGTAGCGGTGAAAACAATCTTATTTCGTCTTCAACATATGCTTTTCAAAGCTATGCACCTACTTTGTATAAAGCTGCATTGCTAAATGCTGAGTTGAAAGAAGTTCTAAAAAATCTAATCAAACTGGATGAGATCAGCAGGATTAAGCTGAATAGTGATTATAACTACACGGACACAACAACAAAAGAGTACAGATATCAAGCAGTATTTGATATCACTCACTATTAGGAGGTAATAAAATGTCAGATGCAAAAAATGTATCAACAGCTAAACCCAAGGTAGGTGGAGCTATTTATTCGGCACCATTGGGAACAACAGTACCCACGAATGCTAAAGAAGAATTGAATGCTGCTTTCAAACCTTTGGGTTACATTTCAGAAGACGGTATGACTAACTCAAATACTCCATCAAATGAAAATATTAAAGCTTGGGGAGGGGATACTGTTGCTTCGGTACAAACCGAAAAAGAAGACACTTTTACGTATACGTTGATTGAAGCAACAAACGTTGAGGTGCTTAAAGAAGTCTATGGATCAACAAATGTGTCCGGTACTTTAGATACTGGAATTACGATCAAAGCTAATTCAAAAGAATTAGAAGAACATGCGATTGTTGTTGATATGATCCTAAAAGGCGGCAATTTGAAAAGAATCGTTATTCCGACCGCAAAAGTATCAGAAATCGGTGAAATTACTTATACAGACGCAGATGCAGTAGGTTATGAAACAACTATTACTGCTATTCCGTCTGATGATGAGGGAAATACTCACTTCGAATACATTCAGAAACCAGCAGCTAGTACAGGAGGTTCAGGTCAATGATTAAAGGGGAAACAAATTCAGGGTTTAAGTATTCTATCGAAAAAAAACGATTAGATAATTATGAACTTTTAGAAGTAATTAACGAAGTTGGCGAAAATCCTACACTTATTCCCAAAGCCTTAAAACTTTTGCTTGGACAAGAGCAAGCCAATGCATTAAAAGAGCATGTACGTGATGAAGATGGTATTGTTCCAGCTGAAAAGATGATAGAAGAATTGGGGGATATTTTTCAAAACCAAGCACAAACAAAAAACTCTTAATCCTCGCCGGAATGATTAGTGTAGATGAAGATGCACTAGTTTGTGATTTGGCTGAAACTTATCAAATTTATGATTATAAACAGCTGCCAGCTTCTATGGTAGCTGTTTTTTCTTGCGGTTTGAGAGAAACGTCCAGAATAAAAATGAAGCTAAGTGGACAAAAAATACCTCTAGACACTCTACTTTTGGCAGGGATTAGTGATAATTTAAGGCTTTTGCTTTGGACGAAAACTAAAGATGGACAAAAAAATGTAAATCGGCCTGAGTCAATATTACATAAATTATCCGAAAATAATCCACGTGAGAAAGAAGAAATCATATTTGATTCTGGTGAGGATTTTACTCGTATGAGAAAACAACTGATTGGAGATTCAACGAATGGGGGTGAAGAATAATGGCGATAGAATTAGGACAAGCTTTTGTACAAATCATGCCTTCTGCCAAGGGAATCAGCGGATCCATAACAAAACAATTGTCTGGCGAAGCTGATGCAGCAGGGAAAAGTGCTGGAAATTTAATTGGCGGTAAGCTAGTTGCGACGATCGGGGGAATTATTGCAGCGGCTAAAATTGGCGAACTTATAACTAAAGGTATTTCTGCTTCTTTGTCAGAGGGTGCCGCTTTGCAACAATCGTTAGGAGGAATTGAGACTCTTTTCAAGGGCAGTGCAGATAAAGTCAAGCAGTACGCCAATGAGGCATATAAAACTGCTGGATTATCAGCAAATGATTATATGGAAAATGTCACAAGTTTCAGTGCAAGTTTATTGCAATCTATGGGTGGTGATACTGAAAAGGCAGCTGAAAAAGCAAATATGGCAATGGTTGATATGTCCGACAATGCTAATAAAATGGGTACAAATATGGGCGATATTCAGAATGCCTACCAAGGTTTTGCCAAACAAAACTATACTATGTTGGATAACTTGAAACTCGGATATGGCGGAACAAAAACGGAGATGGAACGACTTCTTGCTGATGCCACTAAGCTAACAGGTGTTAAATATGATATCAACAATTTGAGTGATGTTTATAGTGCGATTCATGCAGTTCAAGAAGAACTAGGTATTACTGGAACAACAGCTAAAGAAGCATCTGAAACATTTAGTGGTTCATTTGCGGCAATGAAGGCGGCTTTTTCTAATGTATTAGGTAAGCTCAGTTTAGGGGAAGATATTATACCTTCTCTTCAAGCATTAGCACAAACCACCTCAACGTTTTTATTCGATAACTTCATTCCAATGGTCGGAAATATTTTGAAGGGTCTGCCAGTAGTGTTTTCTACCTTGTTTCAAGAAGCTGGTCCAAGGTTTCTCGAAGGTGGAGAAGCATTGTTATCACAATTAGGAATCGGAATCGGGAGTGGCATGTCATCCTTATTGCCCAACATCCAAAAAACAATAGACCCTATAATCCAAGCATTTAGAACAGCTTTTGGTCAGCTACCCCAGTTGTTTCAAACTGTTGTGTCAGCAATAAATCCGATTATCAGTACAATTGCTACTGCATTTACTAAACTTGATTTTAGTGGATTACAGGCTTTAATTTCTGCAATTATCCCAGCAATTACAAATGCTTTCAGTACAATGATGAGTATTGTCAGTCCTGCAATCGATATGGTAGTAAATTCTTTTGTGAAAATGTGGAATGCAGCTCAACCGTTGATAGCAGTTCTTGCGGATGCACTAATGCCAGCTTTACAAGTGGTTGGGGCATTTCTCGGAGGTGTATTTAAAGGAATTCTGATTGGAGTATCTGCCACATTTGATACTATAACTACTGCTATAGGATTTTTGACACCAGTAATCTCGTTTTTGGTAGATGCTTTTAAGGCATGTGTGCCAGCGTTAACTCAAGTTGCAGAATGGGTTGGAACAGTTATTGGCTACTTTGCAAATCTTGGTGGTGCAGGAACATCCCTCAAGTCAATCTTGACTGGTTCTTGGAATAATATAAAGGCGATTATCTCCACCGTTGGAAAAAGTATAGGTTCTGTTATTACTTCAATAAAATCTTTCTTTACAAGTGCAGGGGCTTCCGGGAACGTTTTGAAAAGTATAATTAGTGCTGCATGGAATGGAATTAAATCAGTCATTTCAACTGTAGGAAATGTCATTGGTAGCGTTATAAGCAGAATCCGATCCGTTTTCAGCGGGCTTTCTAGTGCAGGTAATTCTCTTCGTTCAGGTATTTCTGGAGCTTGGAATGGCATGAAGAGTGTAGTTTCAAGTGTTGCTGGCAGTATTAAAAATGTTGTAAATGGTGTAAAAAATGTATTTAACAGTTTGAAAAATATAAGTTTAAGTGGAGCTGGACGAGCAATCATGAATGGCTTTCTCGGTGGACTAAAGTCAGCATGGGAAGGCGTTAAAAATTTTGTTGGTGGTATTGCTGACTGGATAAAGGAACATAAAGGTCCAATCAGTTACGATAAAAAATTATTGATACCTGCTGGGAAAGCAATTATGAGTGGTTTTAATAATAGCTTAAAAGAAAACTTTAAGAACGTACAAAAAAACGTTTCAGGTATGGCCGAAAAAATCAGTAATGAGTTTAGTCCATCAGGTCAGATGGTTCTTGAGGCAAGTAGAATAAATAGTTCAATAGCGGCAAATAAATTAGCCAGTACAGCATATACACCTGAATTAGCAGGAAGTTCTTCTGTAGATGGAAGCGTGTTTGAAATACCTGTTACAGTTGAAATAGAAGGCAGAAAAATGGGGAAAGCTACAGCTAAATTCACTTGGGAAGAGATTCAGAAGATGCAACGTAGGCAAAAAAGAAATCAGGAGGGGATTGTGTGATCAAAGTAATGTATGCAGGCTATGATATTACAGAAAATATGATAGTGACCTCTCTTGATCGAGGTTTGTTACCAGAGATAGAATATAATATGAAAAAAGTTGGTCGATCTGATGGTGAAAAGTATGTTGACAGAACCGTAGGAAGACGAACAATTCCAATGGGATTCGCACTGGTAGGTAATGTAAACAAAAAAAGACGTATACTTGCAAAAATCATTGCTCAAAAAGAACCACAATCATTAATTTTTAGTGATGAACCAGATAAACTTTGGTATGCAGTTCCAACTGGCAATGTAGAAATTGATGATATCGTTAGAGCTGGCAAAGGCACGATTAATTGGATTGTACCTGATGGTGTTTCCTATGATGTTAACCCACGGATTTTTTCTAATATATCAATCAATAGTACAGAGAATCAGGTCCTAGATCCGGAGTTTCGAAAGAAAGATAAGTATTACAAACAATGGACCGCTCGATTAAATGAAACGAACGGTGCTCATAATATCTTG